CTTACTAAAGCCGAAAATATTACCGTTTCCGTCCGTGAGCAGGACTTCGTGACGGTATTTAACGACAACTGGGAAGCACTCCGCAGAATCATGGGCATTATGCGTCCGATCCGTAAGGCACCGGGTACTAAGCTCGTATCCTCGGTCGTAACTCTCACGCTTGAAGACGGTGACGTACCGGAGGGTGATGTCATCCCGTTCTCCGAGGCGAATGTCATCCCGGTTGCTTACGGTGACATCAACGTCGAGAAGTACGCGAAGAGCGTTTCCATTGAAGCGGTAGCCAAATACGGCGCGGAGATCGCGATCGAAAAGACCGACGATCAGTTCCGGACGGAACTCCAGAACCGGGTTCTCACGAACTTCTACGGGTTCCTTAACACCGGCGCGCTTACCGGAACCGCAGGGACGTTCCAGGCGGCACTTGCTAAGGCGAAGGGGCTTGTCCTCGACAAGTTCCAGAAAATGCGCAAGACCGTCACCAATGTGGTAGGATTCGCGAACGTCCTCGACTTTTACGATTACCTCGGAACGGCAGAGATCACCGTCCAGACACAGTTCGGAATGACCTACGTGCAGAACTTCCTCGGATACAGCACCCTGTTCCTTATGTCCGAACCGGACGTAGCGCGAGGCGATGTCATCGCCGTCCCGGTGGAGAACATCGACCTGTACTACATCGACCCGTCTGACAGCGATTTCGCACGTCTGGGGCTGACCTATACGGTCGCGGGCGAAACCAATCTGATCGGATTCCATGCAGAGGGCGATTACAGCCGTGCAACCGGCGCTACCTACGCGCTGATGGGCATGACGCTTTGGGCGGAGTACCTCGACGGTATCGCCATCATTTCCGTTGGTACAGAGAGCTTCACGGCGGTACAGACCACAACCGGAAAGAACCCGGCGGCAGAAAAGTGGTACGAAAAGGACTCGAGCAACGCTTACTTCCGTACGACTGACACGACCCCGGCGAGCGGCAAGACATACTACACCAGAACTGTTACGAAAGGTGAATGATAGAAATGCTGTCCGAACTTTGCAGATACTTGAATAACTGGTTTGATGAGGCACGCTACTACGGGCGATTCACGATCGCGGACGGAGAGCTGACCTCCTTCAATGACGGCGAAGTACTGCAAGACGGGCAGTATTTTCGCATAATCGACTCCGTCTACAACGACGGGGTTTACCAGTACCCCTGCACGGAGCTCAAGGACGAAACGTTCGAGGGCTCCGTATGGACGATGAAGGTTCCGCAGGAAGTGCTACAGATTTCCGATGAGATCGACGCATGGGAGGCGCAGTACATGGGCGCTGACAGCCCCGCTCTGAGCCCCTATGCGAGTGAATCATTCGGTGGCTATAGCTATTCCAAGGCGGCATCCGCAAGCGGCATAGGAAGCGCGTGGCAGGGCGTAGGCGGCTTTGCAGACCGACTGAGCGCATGGAGGAAACCGAGATGTCGTTACTGAGTGAAGCGATGACCTCTTGCCACCTGCTTGACAGGCGCACCGCACCGGACGGATACGGCGGCTACATCTCGACATGGGAGCAGGGCGCACCGTTCGACGCGGCGATCGTCTACAACTCGTCACTCGCGGCACGGGTGGCGGAGCAACAGGGCGTGAGAGACCTGTACACCGTTACCACAAAAAGGAACGTCTATCTGGAGTATCATGACATTTTCGTTCGTGATTCTGACGGGCAGATATTCCGGGTCACGACAGACGGAAAAGACAACAAGACACCCCGCTCGGCGGGGCTTGATATGCGGAATGTATCCGCAGAGGAGTACATTTTACCGGATGGACAGAACGCAGGCGCTTAATCATTTTTGGAGCTCGTTCGGATTGACTGCATATGACGAGCAGACCGTCCCGGACGATGCTGTCGTTCCGTATATCACCTACGAGACAAGCGTAGGCGACACGGATGATCAGCTTGCGCTCACCGCGTCCCTTTGGTACCGCTCCATGTCATGGGCGGAAATCACTGCGAAGCTCGAAGAGATTTCCTCAGCGATCGGAAGGGGCGGGAAGACCATCCCGTACGATGGCGGATTAATGTGGATAACACGCGGAACGCCTTTTGCGCAGAGGGTCGCGGAGCCCGGCGATGACACAATGAGGCGGTACTACATGAACGTCACTGTCAACTATTTGGGAGAATAAATCATGGGACTGAAATTTACCAAGTACCCTGCGGACACCTTTTCAACGATCCAGTTGAACGCGGGGATCATCTGTGAAGGGTTCGACCCGGAAACCCTCGCGGTTACAAATATTCTGGGAGCCACTACGGGCGGTGTGACGTTCGCATCGAACCCGACCTATGTGGACTTTGGCGAGGACGTGGATAACGTGCCCGCCAATACGCAGGAGCTGAAGAAACTGCAGGCGTTCGACCCGGTCTTTTCGGGGACAATGATCACGGTCAGCCCGACAAGCGTAAAGAGAGCACTGGCGGCGGCGGACATCGACACGGGCGGCGTAAAGGTCGTGCCGAGGGCAGTGCTGAAGACTGCGGACTTTCACGACATCTGGTGGATTGGAGATTACTCGGATGTCAACGAGGGCAATAACGCGGGATTCCTCGCGATCCATCTTATGAGGGCGCTGAACCAGACGGGGTTCCAGTTCCAGTCCACCAAGAACGGCAAAGGTACGAGCGCCTTTGAGTTCCACGGACATTACACCCTTACGGATGAGGAATCGACCCCGCCGTTCGAAATCTACGTCAAAGCGGGCACAACGTGAGTAAATGAGGGGGCAGAATGGCGAAGCTGAAAACACTGGCAAATTGCAAACCGAGTGAGTTTTTAAGACAGAGCAACAGGATCAGAAAAGCGGCGGCTGAATGGCTGACCGCTACTGACATTTTAGAGATTCGGAAGAACGTCCCGGAACTCGAAGAAATCGACGATTCCATGAGCGACGCGGCAAAGGTAGCGATCGCAACCAAAAACCGCAGGGCACTTGAGGAACAGGCACGGGAAAACCTCATGAGCATCCTTGACGCGGTGATGGATGAACACCCGGATGAGACATTGAACCTTTTGGCACTCATGTGCTTCGTGGAACCGGAACACGTGGACGACCATTCCATGGCGGAATACCTTGAAGCGTTCACTGAGCTTATCAACGATGAGGCGGTGATGGGTTTTTTTACCTCATTGGCACGTTTGGGGCAGACGCCTACGCAGAGGCGATAACTTCCATAAGGCTTGACCTCCTTTCTCTTTTCGGGAGCGGCTATGTAGTCGAACACTGCATAGCCGTTTTTCGGAAAAGGGCGGAAGAAAAACTATATCGTGCCTACGTCACGGACGCGCTGAAAGCGGTAGCCAATAACACGGCGGCATTTTGCGAAAACGGGCTCGGAATGACAGTGAGGTTTGCAGAGCTTGCAGGGTACGTTGAACAGGACACACGGACGGCGGACGAAATAATCGTAGACATATTCGAACGCGCAGGACTGAGGGCTGAAGACGATGAATGTATTTGAAATCTTTGCCAAGATCGGATTGGACAAAAGCGACTATGACAGGGGCTTGGAAGAATCCGAAAGCAATGCGCAGTCCTTTGGGGACAAGCTAAAAAGCGGGCTCGGCACTGCAGGCAAGATCGCGGGCGGTGCTTTGGCGGCGGTCGGAACGGCGGCGATCGGCGCAGGGACGGCGTTTATCAAAGGCGCGGGGAACCTTGCGGAGTATGGCGATAACATTGACAAGATGTCCCAGAAGATGGGCATGAGCGCGGAAGCGTACCAAGAGTGGGACGCGATCTTACAGCACAGCGGCACGTCCATTGAGGCCATGAAGAACGGCATGATGACGCTGACGAAACAGGCGGAGGCAGGGAACGCGGCATTTGAAACGCTCGGCATCTCGCAGGAAGAACTTGCGAACATGAATCAAGAAGAACTGTTCGCCCGAACCATCGAGGGCTTGCAGGGCATGGAGGACGCATCGCAAAGAACGGTCCTCGCATCACAGCTTCTGGGCGGCGGTGCGAAGCAGTTGGGCGCATTGCTGAACACGTCCGCTGAAGACACGGAAGCGATGAGACAGCGCGTCCATGAGTTGGGCGGGGTCATGTCGGACGATGCTGTAAAGGCGTCAGCGGCGTTCCAAGACAGCCTGCAGGACATGAAGACATCCATCGCGGGAATCGGCAGGGGGGTGGTTGCGGACTTCCTTCCGAGCGTCACGAAGGTGATGGACGGGCTGACGAAAATCTTCGCAGGTGAGGACGGCGGCGTGAAAATTCTGACCGACGGAATCACCGATCTGATTGAACACATCAAAGGCGCCATCCCGCAGATCATGGAAGCGGGAAGCGCGATTATACAGGCACTGTTCCAAGCGCTGATTGACAACCTCCCGCAGATCGTAGAGGGCGGCACGGAGCTTATTGTACAGTTGATCGTCGGGATTGTTGACGCACTGCCACAGCTCATTCCCGCAGTGATACAGGCGATCGGGGTCATCATTAAAACCCTGTGGGAGAACCTGCCCGACATCCTTGCGGCGATTGGCGAAGCGGTCGTCGAGGTAGGCGGTCAAATCTGGGACTCCATGAAGAACATCGACTGGTGGAGCATCGGAAGCAACATCATCGAGGGCATAAAGCAGGGACTGCTCGACGCGGGGCGGTGGCTCATTGGGACGGCGCTTGACGTAGTTGGTGACGCTTTTAATGCCGTACAGCGTTTCCTTGGAATTGCGTCTCCGTCCAAAAAGGCGAAGGAAAAGACCGGCAAAAACTGGGCGCTCGGCGTCGGTGAGGGCTTTGTAGAAAACATG